GTAATGATTCATATGACCTTTTTGCATCAGCAATAGAACCATCGTAAGTGTTTATATAATCTTCAAGGCTTTGTCCACCAGTTCCGAATAAGGTTTCAACACCACCTTCGAGCTGTTCATATGTCGCATAGCTTTTAACAGCGCTTGCGGTCAAAGCACCCACGCCAGTTGCCACAACTCCTACCGCTGTTGCTGTTGCTTTTGCTACCGTGCCAATAGTTGAGCCAATCTTTCCAAAGACACCACTAATAGCAGAGCCACTCGACTCTGCACTATTCTTGGCACTATTTAATCCGCTTTCATACTTGTCTGTATTAAGTCCAAGTATCGCTTCTAATTCAAATACATCCATATATCTTACCTCAACGTCAAGCCTAACCCATTGATTACATCTAAAGCCACTTCATCTCCTGTTCGGTTATCTACAGGCTTCGGATGATTTAATTCATCAAGCGTTACAGTATAAGTCATGCCTTTGCCCCTCAAATATAAAGAATTAGCCATATAGTTGCGGTAATTCTCCTCAGCTATATGGCTATTATACTTAGCAATTACATATTTGAGGAAGTGCTTTGGTTTTCCTCTGTATTCGCCATAGCAGAGCCAGAAGACATCTCTGAATTCTCCTCGCTCTGATATGTAAAAAAATCAATAAGTTCTTTGTCATTGAAAATATCAAGAACCATCTTTGGCAAAGTGAATAAATTATAATGGAATTCCTCAACAGGCACTTGTTCTAAACTTGCCATTATTGACACAATATCCTGTCGGTGTTCTTTTAGGGCAATCTTAACCGCTTTTGCCCTATCTGGCTTAACATTATTTTTTTTGTCACCTCTAATAGCAATTTTAAAATCCTTGTCTGCTATGAGATGTGATGCTGGCTCTATAATCTCTGCCAGCACATCCATTGCTTCATCATCTTTGTATTCAGATAGTTTCTTCATATATTATCCCTCTGCTTCTGTTACTTCTACTGTACAGGTGTCATCATATGTTACACCATTTACTGTGATTGCTCCTCTAATAATTGTATTACCTTCGCCAACTGCTGTAATTACTCCATCTGCAACTGTAGCGACTGAATTATCTCCCGATGTCCATGTTATCGTTGCATCTGATGGGGCAACACTTACTCTTAGCGTATATGTACCATCTGTCTCAAGATTTACAGAATGAGTATTGAAGTTGATACTTCCCTTTGCACTCTCTCCACCACTCTTGATATATACTTCAAAAGGTACTGTATCCTGTGCATCCATTGAATAATGTCCTTCAAAGTTGAAAGCAAAGTTTCCCTTACCCTTATCTGAAGAAGTTAACTGAAAGCCTCCTGTATTAAGTGCGTTTAACATATGAATTGCACAATATCCAGCGCTTTCTCCTGTGTTGACGTCTGAATAATCGCCAACCCACCATAAATCCTTATAATCTGTAAGCAGGATATCATTTCTTGGAGTAATCTTGTTACCGCTGATATCTCCTGCTCCTATAAGTGTATGAGCTGTCTCTGGTGTTATTGTGACGAATGTGCCACTAAGTGATACAGCCCATTCTGTGAGCTTCTTTAATTCCATTGAATTCTTTGGGCAGTTATCAATATCTTCTCCAAAATCAGAGAATGTAGGCGTAGCTGTAAAACTAATTCCACCTGTGGTAGCTCCCATTAGTCCTTCAACCACTAAGGTTTCTGGGTTAAAGTTCTCAACAAGTATGCCTGCGTTAAGCTGTATGTTTTTGAATGTATCTTCTGGAATTTTTGTAAAAATCATCTTTTACCCTCCAAATATTCTATCTCGATATTAACTAATATCCGTCTTATTGTATCATCTGGGTCACCCATCCGCTGTTGGAATGGCGTTCCCTTCTTTAGCCATATAATACCACCATCATAAGACACCGTATGACCGCCTTCTGACAGCGCAGAATCAATTTTATGAGCAATACCCGTAATTCTGCCCCATCCTGTGTTTTTATCCCAAATTGAAGCATATACGGTGGTCGGATTTCCGAACTCATTAACCGTAACCTCATATGTTATTCTAGGAAATGGAGCATCATCTGGAACTGTATTCATATCATAGGCTGGAACATCAAAAGAATTCCAGAAACTATTAAATGCTTGTTCTTTATCCATTAGGCAACTCCCACTCCTCTGCTGACACGTTTCTCATATTCAGCCCTGCGCTATCGGGCGTGTAAAGGTCATCACCATCTGATGTCACTCTGAATATCTTTCCATCCCTCACTCTACGCAAGACATCGTGATACTGTAAGTTGATATCTTTCCTTGTTGTCAAGGTATATACGGATGTAACACCCTGCGCCTCTGCTGTTTTTGCTTCGATGGAATTATTGAATTGAAATGCACATTGTATCTTTGCACCCTCAACCCACGTTGTAACAACTCCACCATAGCCATCATCAACGGTCTGTTTATTCAGTATAATATAGCTTTCCATAGCTTTATCAAGTAGGCTCATAGTTTCTTATACCTCCCTAATCTATCAGCAAATACTGATTGCCAAGTCGGTACTGAACTACTCGATGAACCACCGCTTGCCTTGGAATAGGAATATCCCCCAAAACTCTCGCTCTGGAATGGACTCATATTCTCTGAATCAACGCCTCCATACTTTTCCTGCCAAGCGTTGATTTCGTCTATAAGCTTTCTAACATCTGAAGGCACAGCCATAAGCCATAGCGCTCCTTCAAATGTTTCGTCATTAAGTTCATCTGAACCATACTTGTAAACGCCATCATTTAAGGCACTTCCGATTATCCGATAATATTGACCTGTCGCAATCTTGTAATCGCCAACCAAAGCACCATCTTCAATCTTAAATTGTCCATAATACTTTGGCTGGTTTCTATCAAACCAATTCCTCAGATATTGAAATACCTCTGTCATATGTTTACCTCATATTATGGCAGGGCTTTTACGCCCTGCCTTTTAGTTATCCTTCTGTTTCTGGCTCAAATTCAAGGTCAAGATTGAAATACTGTGTCCTTGAGCCATCGTCACTAGTCTGTACAAGCACTACCTTCTGATTCATAGATGGTGTAACCTTAGCAACAAGTGTTCTATCTGGGTCATCAATACCCTCAATAAGTCCACTCTCTAATGATGGCTGTAATCCAACTTTGATGCTTGTTACATCTTCCGCTGGCTCGCTCCAAGTTACCGCAAGGAAATATCCATCGCCTGCAAGATAACCTGTTTCAGCTAATCCGCCTTCAATAAATTTAAGAGTTCCACTTATCGTATCGCCAGATATTGTTACATCGCTCTGTAAATCACTAGCAACCTTGCCACCATATAGTGTAACCTCATCCTCTGTGGCTGTTAAGGTGAGGTTCTCTATTCCCCCGAGTTCACCGTAATAACAGCAATACCATCAAGATATTCAGCCCAGAGCTTCATACCAAGAAGTGCGAATACCTCGCCAACTGCTGTCTTATAGTTACCTTCAACGTGGAATCCAATAAGATTTGTAACACCGTCAGTTGTATATACAAGTCCAGCTCTTGCATACTCGCTATCTGCTGGGTCTGTGTAATAAAGGTCAATGTTCTCAGATGGAACAGCGATAACCTTACCGCTAGGAATCTCAGATGAAAGAATCATTGTAGATGCTCCCATGAAATCCTTTACATACTGCATACCAAATGCAGTCTGAAGTGAAAGGTCTGATGCTCCAAGATACTTATAAGCATCAAGTGTATTTACAAATACAACAATCTCTGTTACATCCTTGCGTAGCTTCTTGAACTTATCAACTACCTTACCGATAGCCATAGCAACAGCCATCTGGAATGTATCCTCTGAGCCTGTAAGCTGACCTGTCTGTAAGAATGTGTAGAATCTATCAAGTACAGTACCCTGTAACTCGTTAAGGAATGCTTCATCTGTCTTAGCGATAGCAATATCAGCTCCATACTTGTTGATAGCTTCGATAGATGTACCCTTAGCATACTTCTCAACTGTGATATCTTCCTTGAATGCTTCCTCAACCTCTGCTGGTGAATATGGGATTTCCTCACCCTCTCCAACAGACTGTGCAAGAGTTACTGTTGCTGTATATGAACGTAGTGTAGTTCCGTTTGCCTTTCTGATAGGTCTCATAATTCCCAGAATCTCTCTGAGTGAATCCCAATTATTAGCAAATCTTGTGACAAAATCAAGCTCTCTTGCTGTTACATCAATATTTTCAACTTTTGTTAAACCTGCTTTAGCTGGCATATTTCTTTCCTCCTATGCTCTAAATAAATCAATATTTTCCTTGATTAGCTTCTGACGTTCGGTTGTATCTTTAACTTTCATGATATCATCCTTAGTCATTGTCTTTCCACCTGTGTTAGCTGGTGGATTCTCTGTCTTTGCGCCCTGTACATCTGCGGTCTGAATGAAATCGCTCCACTCTTCCTTGATGCCCTTCAGAAGTTCATCCTTATCCTTTATGTTGCCCTCGTCATCAAACTCGATAGAATCAACATCGGATACCTTCAGCACAGCTTCTATTCGTTTGTCTGAAATCCCTGCTTCTTTCAACAGCTCCTTATAAGCCTTAGCCTTGCTTTCTTTTGTAGCTTTAGCCTCAACATCCTTCTTATACTCTTTGAACTCTTCCTTGAGCATTTCGTACTTAGCTTTGTACTTGTTTTCAGAATCCTCACTCTGTGCTTCCTTGAGGTCTTTCTGAGCCTTTTCTAGCTGTTTAGCAAGGTCTTCAGCCTTCTGTGCCTCTGCCTTGTAACTATCCCTTTCTTCCCTCAGAGCCTCAATTGATGTAGTGTGTCCTTCGATAATCTCATTGACAGCATCCTTCATATGCTCGCTGTCAACACCTGCTTTGGACAGGATTTCTTTTACATTCGCATTTGTAAGTGCCATAATATTTCTTCCTTTCTTTCGGTGACTTTCTGTGTCATTAAGATATATTGTTAGTATCGGTCTGTGATACCCCTATATTTTGTAGTTTAATAAAATTATGTTTACTTGTCAACTAACTTTTTAACACCTCTTCAAAGATGGTTTTGTATTCATTTGTATTGTCTTTTACAGCAGGTCTCAAGTATGGTCTCTCTTGCATCTTTGATGTTCCAAACTCAACATATGGAGCATATTCCACATTTGTTCCGATGTAAACATCTTTCCCGACCACCTCGTGTGTTAAGCTGTTCCTTAAGTTTCCTGTATCAACAGCCCCTTGTGCAGTTATTTCAAACTTTGCGTTATT